ATTGGGATAGAGGTATGTTTCATAGAGGTAAAACTATCTTTGTTAGTGTAGTAGCTTTCTTCCTTATTTGGAAACTATTATACGCTATATTTGTATGAATTTTAAATTCTTTTCCTTATCAGAGTTTGACTGTCCTTCTTTACCTAATTCAGGTAAGAATATGGATATTAACTTTCTTTACAAACTTGAACACGCTAGGGAACTCGCAGGAATACCATTTAAAATCACAAGTGGTTATAGAACAAAAGAAAGAAATGAGCAAGTCGGTGGAGTACCAAACTCATCACACCTTATTGGAGTCGCAGCAGATATTGCTGTTGGAAGTGGAAACGAAAGATACGTTATTCTTAACGCCCTTATCAAAGCAGGATTTAAAAGACTTGGGGTTGCAAAGACCTTCATACATTGCGACCTCGATGACTCCAAACCTAACTCTGTCTGGACATACTAATACAGTAGGAAGCACTCTATGTCTGACAAAAAAAAATTCAAAGACACAAAAGTAGGTCAGTTTTTACTGAATAAGATACCTGATGTAGTGGGTGCAGTAGCAGGTGATACTTTGGCTGGTAATGTTATTCAAGCTATTATAGGCGGTTCAGAAATGTCTGATGAAGACAAACAAGTTGCACTAAAAAAACTTGATATTGAAAGGGCAGAAATAGACGGTACGACTAGACGTTGGGTTGCAGATGCTAGGTCAGGAAGCTGGTTGGCTTCAAATGTAAGGCCTCTAACGCTTGTTTTTTTAACAGTTAGCTACGTTGTAGGCTGGTATTTAGGTTATCCTTTAGACAGTATAACAGGGCTGCTCAGTATTGTCATAGGTGGTTACTTTGGCTCTAGAGGTGTAGAAAAAGTATTCGGTAATAATAAGCATCGGTAATGGCTAAAAAACAAATAGTTATTAACTATAAAAAAGTTAAGGTCAAGCGTAAAGGAATACATAGTAAAACCAAACAATCTCATTTAAAAACTTCTAAGAATTACACGAAGAAATATCGTAATCAAGGAAGATAATGTTTATAAAAAATATCTGCTAAAGTTTACAATAGAAAAAAAAAGATTGTAACTTTGGTGGGTTAGTGGTTAATTAATTAATAATTTAAACTTATATAATAAATGTCAACAGAAGATTTAACGATTAGAAAACTAGCAGAAAAAATAGCAACTGACTTCGCTTTAACTATAAAAGAAAGAACAGATATGATATTAGAATTAGATGCTATACAATACACCAATTTAGGAACAGACAGTTTAAAAGCTGAAAAAAATAAAGTTAAATCAGATAGTAAGCATTTATATAAACAAATTAGAGGGTTTAACGAATACGATGGGAATTTGTTGCTTAATCATTTAGATGCCTAAAAGGAAAAAACAAACCAGGAGTCAATTAGTAAAAAAGCTTGATACTGTATTTAGCCAGTATATAAGAAAAAGCAAAGCCGACAAACAAGGTAATTGTACTTGCTGCACTTGCGGTAAAAAAGTACATTGGAAAGAAATACAGGCTGGCCATTTTATGAGCCGTAAACATTATTCAATAAGGTGGGATGAGCGAAACGTTAATCCTCAATGCGTGGCTTGTAATGTTTTTAGGTATGGCGAGCAATATAAATATTCTTTATTTTTAGGTCAAAATTTAGCAGATTTGTTATATTTGCAAAGTAAGGAAATTAAAAAATACACTACTGAGGAGCTAAAAGAGTTGACTGACACTTATAGCAAAATGTTGAAAGAGTATGTTTTATGACCTTAATTACTTTAATTAAGTAATTGTTTTTGTTCTTTGTTTGGGGGCGGCTTTAGGGTTGCCCCTTTTTTTTTTGATTATTTTTAAAATATTTTTGTTAATTATTTGTTTATATAAAAAAAGGTTGTATATTTACAAAGTAAAACAAAAACAATAACACAATGAAACTAACAAAAACACAAATTAAAAAATCATTCATAAACGGTTTAATTCAAGACTTGTACGATACAACAGGTACAATACCAACAGTATCAGAAGTTTACGAAGAAGTAATTAACAGCGGTACAGGTATAGTAGTAACCGAGGATGAAATAGCAAGAGAACTTTAATAACAAATTTATATTTTAAAAAAATTTATTACCTTTACACTATGGACAAAACAAAGCCAGAACTTTACGGAAGAATACAAGAGCTAAAATATGAGGTAGAGTTATTAAAAAAACAATTAATTTTAACACAAAAAAACAATGAGCAACGAAACAAACATTAATCAAAAGTTATTTAACCTACAACAAGAAATAGGAACAATAAGCAAAGACGCGAGCAACCCATTTTTTAAATCAAAGTATTTTGATATTAACTCGCTTATAAAACAACTTCAGCCATTACTTAAAAAAAACAGATTATTATTGTTACAGCCAATTGAAGAAGATATGGTTTATTCTAAAATAATTTGTATTGACGGAACTGGCGGAACGGTAAGTGCCTTAAAATTGCCAGACATTAACGATCCCCAAAAGCTTGGATCTGCTATCACTTATTATAGAAGATATACATTAGCTTCATTACTTGGGTTACAAGCTGTTGATGATGATGCTAATATAGCCTCAGGAAAGCAATTTAATAAACCTATTGCACAAACTAGAAAACCAGCGGAAAACTGGAAGCCTTAATGTTATGGAACGGCAATACTGTAAAATAAAAAAAACATATAACAAACAATCAAATATAAATAAAAATGGAAATACACGGAGTAATAATACAGAAACAAAAGGAACCAACGACAGGGGTCAGCAAAGCAGGCAATGAATGGAAAAAACAGAGCATCGTTGTTAATACAGGTGGTGACTACCCACAACTTTTACAAGTTGATTTTATGAATGATAAATGCGACCAGCTTAATGAATTTAATACTGATTCAGAAGTTACGGTTGCAATTAACCTAAAAGGCCGCGAATATAATGGGAAGTACTATACGAACATTACAGGATGGAAGGTTAGTAAATATAACGAGGAAGTTAGTAGCGCAGATCAAAACCCAGCGCGTGACGATGATTTTTTACTTTAATTTAATACAGGGGGCTAACGCCCCTTTTTTTATGCTTAAAAATTTAAAAGAAGGAGAAGAGTTTCCAGATGATTTTTGGAATTATAGAATAAACCATATATTAGGGTACAGGTATGACTATAAAGAACGTAACTTAAAAAAAGAAGAAAGGAAATATACAAGATGATAGCACACACAAAGAACATAAAAGACAAAATATTAGATATAAAATATGGAAGAATAAAGGAAGGTTTAAAAATTGGTGTTCCTGAGATAGATGAATACCTACGTTTTAAAAAAAGTAATTTTAATTTAATTATTGGCCACGCTAACGTCGGTAAAACTACTATTATAATTTACCTTTTTGTACTGTGGGCAATAAAACACAAATTAAAGTTTTTAATATGGTCAAGTGAAAACACGCCTCAAAGCATAGTAAGAAAAATTATAGAGTTCAAAATGGGTTTACCAATACAAGAAGCAAGCGAGCAGCAAATAGCAGACGCGATTAATTGGTGTGACTTTCATTTTAAAGTAATTGACGTTGAAGAACTTTATACTTATAAGCAACTAATGAAGGAGGCAGAACTAATAAAAGAAGCTTGGGACTACGACGCCTTATTAATTGACCCTTATAATAGTTTAAGTAAAGACCCAAAGCTGCAAAAGCTTACAGGTAATTCACACGACTATGACTATCAAGTTGCTAGTGAGTTTAGGCTGTTTGCCAAAAAACAAGAAGTGACAGTTTTTTTAAATGCTCACGGAGTTACAAATGCCTTGAGGCAAGTACACCCAAGCGGCCACGAATATCAAGGGTTACCAAAGCCGTTATCAATGGGTGATGTTGAAGGCGGTGGCAAATGGGGTAACAGGTCAGATGACATCATTTGTATTCATAGATATACAGGTCACGCATCAGATTGGATGTATAGCATATTAAGTATATTAAAAGTAAAAGAGAATGAAACTGGGGGCAGACCTACCCCTTTTGATGAGCCAATAAAGTTAAGAATGAAAATTAATAACGTTGGTTTTGATTTTATGGGTAAGGATTTACTTAAAACAAAAAAAATTAAAAAACTTGAATTTTGATAATTATTTTTCTATTTATTGTGCTTTTATTAATTTGTGTTATTATCGGTCATATTAATAATGCAGATATTATAATAAGCCCGATAAAAGGTATGATGTTTGGGGTGTTATATCATAAAGAATTTTATATAGATGAAGACGAACATACTATACAATTATTAGTCTTTATTTTTAGTATTAATATAATATGGATAAATCGGCTGAATGGCTAAAGTACGCGGCTAAAGATCATAAGAAGTGGATTAAAATTGTTAATTCATTTGGTAAAACTAACGTCGCAGAAGATATAGTCCAGGAGGCTTATATGGTTTTATATAAATATACTGATGAAGAAAGCATTGTACATAATGGCAGGGTTAATCAGGGATATATGTTTTATACTTTGCGCTCTGTATTTTATCAATATCACAAGGTTAAAAAACGAATACAGGTTACAAGTATTGACGATGAAGAGTTTTCAACGCAAATACCAGACTATAATCAAATGGATGAAGAAGTAGGTTACGGAGCTTTTTTAAAACTAGTTGATAAAAGTATGGAAGAATTTAATTGGTATGACAGAAAGCTTTGGAAGTTGTATAGTCAGACAGATATGTCAATTAGAAAAATAGCAGCTGAAACGAATATTAGTTGGGTTAGTATATTTAATTCTTTAAAAAATATAAAACAAATATTGAAGAATAAATTAGCTGAAGATTATGAAGATTATAAGAATGCAGATTATGAATTATTAAAATAGTAAAATGGAAAAACCAAAAGACAAACGGACTAAAGAATATAAAGAGTGGAAAAAGAAGTTTGACAACGATAGTAAAGGTGTAGGCGATACGGTTGCTAAAATTACTGAGGCAACTGGTATAAAGAAAGCTGTGAAGTTTTTAGCTGGTGAAGATTGTGGCTGTGACGAAAGAAAAGACAAGCTAAATAAAATATTTCCATATTATAGACCTAATTGTTTTACTGAAGAAGAGTTTAATTACATAGGCAAAAAGATTAAAACAGTAACGAGCAGAATAGAGCGTGATGACGTGCCTAAATTACTTAATATATATAACAGGGTATTTAATGACAACAAACAGGCCACAGCTTGCGACAGTTGTTTTGTGAATGGTGTTTGGGCAAAGTTAAAGACAATATATAAGCAATACGAATAATTGAAAGAAGAAGAACTTTTTAATTATATTACTGATTGTTGTTATCCTGACTTGGTAAAAGCAAAAAAGCAGATGTCAATATGGGATTGTTATAGCCCAGCAACAAGGCATAGAATAGAATTAAAATGTAGGAGGGTTCATTACGATACTTTAATTATAGAAAAACCTAAGTATGAAGCCATTATGAATAAGTCAATAGAAAATAATGATATACCTATTTATATAAACTCTACCCCTAATGGGGTTTATAGATTTAATTTGACTAACTTTGACCCTATATGGCAAACAAAATATTTAAACAAAACAACAGATTTCAGTAATAGAAATGTAATAGCTAAAGAGGTTTTTATGTTACCTGTTATTGATGCAGAAACAATTTGAACAATGAATACAACAGAACGAAAAATACACTTAATAGAAGAAGCAAAATATTACTCTGACTTTAATTTGGTTGGTGAGCATATTATAAAAGCAAAAAAAGCAAAGCCAAAAAACAAAACTGTTATAGATATGTATAATTGTTGGCAGAATATAGGTTTTTTTGTGCATAGCTTAATCACTAAAGCAGAACACATAGAACATATAATTAGCGAATACAGGGCTGATAAATTAAGAGCAATAACTAGAGCTCGTAAAGCTGAGCAAGAAGTACAAAGCCTACAAAAAGAAATAGATAAATATAAAACTTTATATGGATAGCCTAATCACAGGATATATAGCTTTTAGGTTTTTGGAATGGTTAATTAAAAAAATTATTTATGAGTGATTCTATTAAAAAATGGGAAGAAATGACTGGCGGAGATAGATGGAGTATGGACTCAACTTACAGCTATAATGAAATACCAAAAGACCCAATAGTTGAAGACGTAATTAATAAAATGCGAGATCGTTCTAGGGATGGCGTTTTAAAATATAATACAACTTTAAATGATAGCCCTGATGGCTTTTATACTTTCCTAAACCATTTACAAGAAGAGTTGATGGATGCCGTATTATATATTCAAAAAATTAAAAAAATAAAATAGCTTTTTATTTGTTTGTTTAAAAATTGTTTATTACTTTTACATAGTAAAACAAAAACAATGAACAAGTATAATAGAGTAGTACACGAACAATTATTTAACGAGTGGCCAACAAAAGATATATTTGATTTAAAATATCATATAGAGGCCAAGGATACACAAAACTCACACGACGTTAGAACCTTAGAGGTGATAAAGGTTGTTTTATCTAAAAGGGCATAATGAATTACTGGGATTACGTTTACGAGAGTTATAGTATGGGCGAACTAATAAAAGGGATGAATGATACTAGCTTATTACAAGCCCAAAGAGATAGATACGAGAAAGAGTTCAACAAACGACTTGATAAAAAACTTATTGAAGTAGATGAGTTTGAAAAGCGTTGGGGTGAATGCACCAGTTCAAGGGCGATGCGTAAATATTGTACTGACATTAAATATAGACAAAGGGTACACCAATTTAACAAGGCGAGC